CAGCAGGCAGCTCAGGAGCAACCTGTCCCTCTTCAGGCTCTGCATGGAATGGGGGCTTCTCACCCTCGGCCGGATAGAACATCATTGTCAGACACTCTCACAATCTTCTCAGGTCGGGTTGTAGGGTTGATTGACCCTACCATACATGGACGACTACTGGGACGGCGTCACGGATCTCTCAGCGCGTCTGAGAGCGAGGTTAGGAGTTGTTGGACTTCAGCTTCCACATTGCCTCAGGAAGCACAACCTGTCCGCCGACGCGCTTGCGGACGATGAAGGCGATCTGTCCCTGTTCGGCATACTTCTCATTCAGCCGCTTGACCACGACATCCACACGGTCCACAATGGTGTAACCGCGCTTGAAGTTGCCGAGGAAGATCGGGAAGTTTGAAGCGCCCTGCAGAGGCAGGTCCGGCATCTCGCGGATGGGGATACCGAGCAACGTTGCGGGCTGCCCAACCTGCAGATTAGGCTCCCAGAGGTAGCGACCCTGACTGTCGGTCAACTGGCGCACCGCACCCTGGACCTCACGGCGCATGAGGAACGCCGCACCCGGCACATAGTCGCTCTTGAGCGAATAGGCCAGCGTGATAATAGGACCGCCAGTGTTGCCAGCCGCACCCGCAATAAGGCCAGCAGCGCCGGACAGAACGGACTGGACGTTGGTATTTGTGGAAATACCTTCAGGCTTCTTCTGCGAGTCGCCGTTGATAAATGCAGCGCCTTCAGCCTTGGCAAACTGCTCCATGGCGTTGTCCCGAATCTCGCCCTCTAGATCGAAGGCAGAGTCTTCCAGGTCCTGCTCGGACACGATGATCTCGGCGTACATCTCGTATGTCGGGACTTCCTCAAGGCTGTACGTTAGGCCAGTGGTCTCAGTACGGGTTGAGGTCTCGCCGATCCACTGGGCAGCGAACACGCCACTGCGCACCGGGAGCTGGACGCTACGACGGGTCGTCGGGCGGACCCGCGCAAGGTCGCGGAATGGGCTGATGAGCTGCACACCCTTGATGATCTCCTGGACGTATTCCGGCGGAGCCAGGAATCCACCCAAGGTGTCGTCACCGAGTGCCAGTGCCTTCGCCTCCTTCGCGCCGACAGGTCCGATCTTGAGTTCGCGCGCCTTGGCACGGTCCTCGTCCTCTAGCGCGGCAACAGAGCCACGCCGCAAGGTCTCAAAGAAGATACGCTTGCGCTCGCGTACCTCTGCCTGTGTGTCTTCCGCACTGCCGGTACTGATCAGGGGGGTGCGGTTGAGCTTGGTCTCAAGCTCGTCGAGGCGGCTGTTCTGCTTCTCAAACTTGGCAGCCGTTTCGGCGTCCACTGTGTTGTGCGCCAGCATTTCGGCGCGCATCTGGTCTACGGTCTCTTTTGTCTGTTCCCACGTGCGCTTCAGCTCCGTGAGAAGCTGGACAGCATCCACTGTCTTTCTCCTTTGCGATACTACTGCACTATTTAGGAATTGAGGACGACTGCCTGAAGTTGTGACTCCAGGACCATTTCCTCAAGTCCCGCTAGAAGAGTGGTGTCTGTAAGATCCGGCTCTTCGTCGCTAGCAGTGGTGTCGCTCGGAGCGCCCGGCTGCCCTGTTTTCTTTATCTCCTCGCGTCGGTCTGCAGATTTCGGCTTAGGCGAGTCCGTTTGGTCCTCGGCTGCGTCTTCTGCGACCAACGCTTTAAGAGCGATCTGTGCGCTGCCAAGTTGATCATGGACAGCCATTATCTTCTTGCGCGTGCTAGCGCTGATTGTCGCACCCTTCTTCAGTTCAAGTACGGGGTGCGTTCCCATATACCCGTAGTCCGTGTCGCAGGACGGAATGCCAAGCAAGTCAAGAACAACTCCCTTGGCGTCTTCAAACGTTTCAAACGTGGTTGCCAGTGTGGTGAGCGCATCACCCAAGCCGGGGAGGCCATCCACCAGGAGCTGAACGGCTGGCTCAACTTCCACGCCTGCCTTCTCAACACCGGACACTTGTGCGCCCACGTCGTCGTCATCGGGATCCAGGTTCATACCGACGGCGTCGCCGAGCATCTCCAGCAGCGTGTCCACATCACACACCAGACCGTCAATCGCACTGAGCGAGCGTGTAAGAGTCAACAGACCTCCCCACGCCTTGCGCTGTACTGCGCGCTTCCATGCGACCTTGGTCTCTTCCCACGGCGCTATCAGGCTCTCGTCTTCAAACTCTTTCGCCATGCGCCGATAGTAGGCGGACACCTTGGTCCGTATGGCAGACTTGTCACCCGCTGGGATGCTGGCCGCGTTGACGCCGTGGCTGCCTGCGCACGCAAACAAGGCGCGCGGTACCGCTTTCACCTCGTCGCCGATCACGTCGCAGAAGGCCAGTCTGTAGGACGTGATTTTGTCAGGCGCAGACTCGTCAAAGTAGAAGTGAACGCTCTTCATCTTGGACTCGTCGAGACTGCCGTCGTCGTTGGTTGCCCATGCGACGAGCCTGCTATGCGCGCCTCCGTTGTCCCACGCGTGATCGCGCTCCGCTAACGGCCACGACGACTTCCCGCTGGCGGTCTTTGCCGCGCGGGCAATATCGCCGGTTCCGTTCTTGGTTGCCACGATGAGCGCCTCCGCGTTAGCTGCATAGTTGGTTGTAATGCAGGATCCTTCGAACAGTTGGATTTCCAGCAGGTGCCGAGAACCCTTGGCATCGCGTGTGGACTTGACTGTCCTGTAGCCGATGGACAGTTGCCCCATGTATCCCTTCTGCATACCAGAAAAGGCACGCCGACCCCATTCTGTGTCGAGGTCGCACATGCCTTTTACGAGGAGACCCTTGCTGTCTTCGCTCATGTCCATGAAGCCGCCGACAGGGTTGTTCTCGTCATGCATCCAAAGCAGAGGGAATAAGAACTTGCCGTTGTTACGCCGTTTCACTTCATTGGCGTCTTGCAGCGTGCGCTTGAACGCGCCACGCTCAACGATATCACCGTTCTCATCAAGGTTGCCAAAGACAGAGAGATAGCCCTCGAACAAGCCGAGGGCAGTATCTAGACTCTTCCACTCTGTTATGGCAACAGTCTTGGACTCTTTCTTCTGCGATCGTGTAGCGCCGCCACTCATATCCGCCTCCCGAACCGCCACCGCACCCCAGAGTCGCGAGTCACTATTGCTTGTGGTATAAGGACTATCTCAAGCGTAGTATACACCAGACTCGCGGAAATGTACAAGCCCCAGTGTAGTTGGGGCGTAGTGAGAGTTTACGTCCGCTTGTGGTATAACATCGCTTGTGTTATTAGCACGTTGCTAGCGTTGTAAAACTCTCGGAGCAACCTACTTCATCTCTAACAGGAGTCGTTCCAGTCCACGTCGGGCAGTTTCCTCCTCTGTTCCTGCTACTTGGTAGTAGATTATGCAACGACAACCGTAGATATTCTTCGCTGATGCGCCCATGCTGTCGTCCAGCGGATACATCAGCATCTCGCCCTCAACTTCAAACGGTTCCTCTAGCCCGACAGACTGCCCATCCATTTCGGCATGCCATGCGCGGGTCTTGTTATCGTTGACGCTGTACCAGACCTTTTCCATGCCGACGCCAAGGCCAGCAGCGCCAGCCCACATACCAGCGTTCCCAGCGCTGGCGGACTCGTGGTCAGCCAGATAGTCAGCGCCGTCTATGCCTAGCTCGTCAAAGATGCTTTGGAGATCAAACTGCATATCGTCAAACGTGTAGACAAGCGGCTTGGGAGGGTCTTTCACCGCCGCTGCCTTGACAGCCTTCTGCCGTGCCTGCTTGCGTGTTTCCAGCTCACGTACGATAAGGTGCGCCGTAGACGACATGAGATCTGTGGTGCGGCTTGGCACATATCGTGCGACGTGTTGCGCCACACGCGCGTCTACCGCACCACGCTTCGCGTCGGTGACGGTTTGCCCAGTCTTGCCCGCAAGGTGTTCCAGGTTGTTGTAGCCAAACTCCGTCGCCGTCTTAGAAATGTGGCTGGCCAGCAAGTTGGACCACGCGACGTGTGACTCCGACCCTTGATAGTAGCGAGCAATCGCGAGCGGCGCGCTGTCTAGCGCGTTGTGTGCCACTACGGACATGATAGCCGTGTGGTCCGCCTTGAATTGTGCTGAGAAGGCCGGAGCCATACGCTTCGCCTGAGCGGAGCGTTCCTTCCCTATCCGACTGACGAAACCTTTTCGTCCGCCAGACTTTGACTCCGGCCATAGGCGAAAGGGATGATAGTCGCCTTCGCCTCGCCACCGCCTCGCTGTGGCGGACCGGATGGGGGACCCGCTGTACTGTCAGTGTTGCCTGTGTCGTTCTCATTCGCACTACCAGATCCCTGAGAGTCGCCTGCGCCCTTGCCCGGTGTACTGCCATCGGTGAGCAAACCGGCAGGACCTGTTGACCCTTCTACGATGTCACCCTTCAACCCCAAACTGGGATCGGGTGCGCTGGAGGCCTTGGCTTCCCAGACGTACTGGTCACCCTTTTCCTTGTCCTCGGGCTGGCCTGCCAA